CGACTTAGATGGGATTACATTTGTAAAAGGAACGGACAAGAATAAAAACCATTACAGATATGAGAAGGGTCGGTTTGCAGGGGGGAAGGTTAACGGGATATCCAAGAATCTCCTGGACAAGTTACAGACATTCGCAAATAACAACGGCTATACCCTCAACGTCATTGATGAGAAAACCCCACTACCTAAAATCGAGGGTGTCTATAAAGACTCAAAGCAGTACCCACTTCTAGTAGCCCAAGCTATCAAGAAAACTTTTGGTAGCGCATCCAAGTTCCAGAACTCCATCAGCTCGAATGATCCGAAAGGCATAAGGATCTACAACATTAAGCCGGGAGAGACCCCTGTCGCCGGGGAGACGGTTGAAGATACTGGGTTATCTAAGGACGACAAGTTAATGGAGGCAACCAAAAGGATCTCTAATGACGGAATCGCTGATGGGTTTGTCGCCCCATTATACGTTGAAAGGAAGACTCAGCCCGAAGTTCAGGAAGAAGGCAAGGCCCCGACAAAAGCAGAGCTTGAAGCGATAGAGAAAGGCACAGATCAAGAGGTTGAGCAAAAGGTTAAACAGGAGGAGACCGTCGAGCAGCAGAAGGTTGAAGGCGAGTACGTTGTCAACTTGTTCATCGATGATGATAGAGATGTGGCAGGGGTTAAAGGGAGAGCCGTATCCGCAATCCGCATCCCTTTCAAAAATGTCACAGAGAAACAACTCATAGACTTTATTGAAGCACTAAGGTCCCCCGAATCGAAAAAGAAAGTTCTTCTCGATAAGCCCCTCTTCAGCATAGCTCCCGACCGAGAGGTATCCAAGGGTCCGCTTGACCGCACTGTCATAGACAAGGCGGTTGGGGAATTCACGAGAGAGTTCAGAGGTGGGGTCATGCTCAACTTCAAAGTCTTTGACTCTCCACAACATGCTCAGCAGGAAACCGGGATTGAGTTTAACCCCAAGGCAAGGGGAGCTTTGGTTGGGGATCAGGTGTATCTGTTCGCTAACAACCTTAAAGACATCTCCACTGCACGTAAGGTGATCTTCCATGAATCCATTGGGCATTACGGTGTGCGTAACGTGTTGGGTGATGAGGACTTCAACCTGTTCCTTGATCGTGTCATCGCAAAGAACAAATCAGAAGTTCAGGCTATAGCAGAGCGATATAAGAAAGATGGAGTCTTTAAGAATATCGGAGAGAAGGAGCTTCGGATTGCAGCAGAGGAGCTTGTTGCCGAGGCAGCCGAAGGCAGGGCTAATCGAACTGTTATTCAGAGAGTCATTGAGGCATTGCGGGAGTTCTTTGCTAAGCACCTGGGACTACTCGAACCTAATGAGATCAAGTCTGTCATACTCCGAGCTGAGAAAGCATTCCGGACTGGGGAGATCTACTTCGGTGCTGACAGGTCAGTCTTTGGGTCTGCATTGGATGCTCAGTATTCTCTAGGTGTATTTACTAGAGAGATGTCTGAGAGAACCTTGGATATTCCTGTGTTACTGAGAGCTCATGCAGAAAGGTTGCATAAAGAATTTTTTAAAGATAAGAAAGCATCAACGAAAGTAGGTTCAAAAGAAATATCGTTGGTGAACCCATTTATTTATGAACTGGCAGGGGATAAGTTAAGGGAGTACCAGAAAGACAGGAATATTGAAGAGCAAGCAAAACTTGAAGAGAAGCTTAAAGAAATATCTGCTAGATCTTCTTTGTTGGCTAGTCAGTACGGGGGTTACTGGGTAGGTCCTGATGGGAGATGGAGGTATCACGTAAATGATTTTGATCAGAATAGTAAAGAGCTTTGGACTTTTAATTTATTAAAGCCAGATTGGTTTAGAGCCAAGAACCAGAAAGACTATGCCACTCAGATGTTTGATCTCGATAAGATTTCAGAGCTTAGGGTGCAGAGGAAAATTATTGAAGAGGTGGACCTGGATTATAGCCCTGGGACATTACTACAACATATTAAGCTTACAGATTTTTTGGATCATGAGCAGTTAAGAACTGAAAATAAAAAGATATGGGATAAAATTTACGTAACATTTGATACAACATTAAATAGAAGTAAATTTACTCAAAGAGGAGCAAATCAACTGTCAACTAGAAACATAAGAAGGTCAAATCTTGGTACGTTTCGCGTAGGATATAATCCTTTTGGATCAAGAGATAAGATAGGTACGCCAGAATACTCACTAGGTAACATGGTACTGTTTATTGATGTTAATCTTGATAGGGCTCCTCTAGTTTCTATGAGCACTTTTGTTCATGAGCTTACGCATGCAATACAAGATCTTCATCAATTAGGTATGGGGTCTAATCCGAAAATGGGAGGAAAGTTTTACGAATATGATGGAACTCTTTTTAGCAGAATAAAAAGTTCTCTTGAGTCTTTGTTTAGTGAGATGTCTGAACCTGAGATTCGTCAGCTCCAGAAGTATGTTAACAATATGGAGTTTAGCTTAGCGGGTTACGATTCAGGTATCGCTAAAACATCGACTCCAGATAAATTTAATAAATTATTATTAACTGCTAAAGAAATACTTAGTGGGATCTCAGAAGGTCCAGTATCTGATGAATATACAATTGGGGAAACAAGTTCTTCTATTTTAAATATATACAGTGCTCAGGTTGGTCACCTTTATGATATGGCAGCAGATAGAGGAGAATTTATAGATCCTGATCTTAACAAAGATCTTTGGTTCAATGAGTTCTTTTTTAAATTAGAAGATGGAATGATGGAAAACTTTGGTCCTAACTCTGCTCAGCACAAAAGAGCTAAGAATCTAAGGACAATGGCGAGGAACTTATTTGCGCCTCATGCTAGTGGGGGATCGCTTGAGGGCATTTATATGCAACCCATTTATATGTTGGGTAATAGACTATCACCTAAATGGAAAAGGGAATTACAACAAAGAAAGAATACTCAGGAGTTTGATCATTGGATGTCACTCACAAATTACTTAAGAACACTAGGTGAGACTGAAGCCCGACACCACCAGCAAAATTTTATAGACCAATATCAAGCTTTTGATAGAGGAGACTTACAAGCACTTAGTAAAATGAGAGATGTTACCCCATTGTCAAAAGGATTTAGCATAGACTATAAACACCATGATAGAAATCTTATTGAGTCAGAGAATTTTAAAAGATTTAATGAGACATCTCCATCTTTCAGCATGGAAGACATGCTTATCATCCTTAATGAATCGGGTGAAAGAACACAAAAGGTATTTCAATACGCAGATAAATCAGACGAGATAAGATACAGCCTATCCTCAGAGCGTGACCCTAGCGAATCAGCCCCGACATGGATGAATCAAGCAGAGAAAGATGTATGGTTGAAGTTCGGTGATCCCCATGCCGGGAAATCTATACGAGAAAAGTTTGAGAAGCTGAAAGAAAACTTATGGACCAAGGTCCGTCAGGGCATGTTCGATAAGTTTGCCCCATTGAAGTTCTTGTCAGACAAGGCATACATTCAGGCAAGGATGAGTAAATCTACGGATGGTCCATTCTCTGCCATGTTCCAGCTCGGTCACATCTTCATGGATGAGGATGGTGCTATCGATGTAGACACCACAAAGAAATCCTTAGTAGAAAGCATGCGTCCTCTTGGTCAGGACATGGACACGTTCCTGAGATGGGTAGCATCGAACCGTGCATACGATCTGAAGAAAGGACCAAAGGGAAGAGATGCGCTGAAGTTCCTTACGGATGCAGAGATCGCAGTAGGGATGAACTTTAATAGAGGGACCACGATTAATGCTGAGACAGGGAAGCGTGTCTCTCGTAAGAAGCTATTCGATGATGTCCTCAAGGACTTCCAAGCCGTACAGAACTCAGTGCTCGATCTTTCCGTTAAGTCCGGAGCAGTAAGCAAAGAGAACGCACAACTCTGGAAGGATCAGTTCTATGTTCCGTTCTACAGAGTATTCGATGAAGACTCATCGAAGCGAATCGGACCCAACACCATAGATGGGTTGGTTGGGCAGGATGCTTACAAGAGACTCAGGGGGTCTGACAGGGGCCTCGCTGATCTCATGCAGAATACGATGATGAATTACCATCATCTCATTGATGTATCACTGAAGAACATGGCAGCCACACAGTCTGTCTCTGATCTAATGAAGATCAATGGGGCTGTAAAGTTAGGGAAGTTCCCGATCAACAATGAAGCAATGCGGGAATACTTTGAGAACCTAGAAGGTGCAGATCAGCAAATGGCATCATTGGTTCAACCTGATAACGGACAGACTATATACATTCGTGAGAACGGGGAGAGGGTTTACTATAGGATCAGTGACCCGTTTGTCCTCGAAGCTCTCATGGGGATAAACTCCGTCAACAAAGATAATCTTTTATACAAGGAACTCAGGAGAAGTAAGCGTTGGTTTACGTATGCAGTAACAGCAGACCCTGACTTCAAGATAGCAAACCTACTCAGGGATACAATCGGTTCAATCGCAGTAGCCCCAACGGGTTACAACCCACTAAGCAATGTTGCTAGAGGTTGGAAGGGGACACAGAAAGATTCCAAGACCTATTCAAAACTTGTTGCAGGGGGTGGGGCTTTCATCTTTGGGCACGTATCAGGGACAGACCCAACCTCAGAAGGGGCTAGACGTTTAATTGAACAGGGTGTTAAAAAAGAGTTCATTATAGATTCCCCAGAGAAAATGGGATTTCTAGAGAGGATGGTTAAAGGGAGCTTCAGTATAGCCAGAGGTGCATGGGGTAAGTATGAAGACTTTGGTACTAGACTGGAGAACGTCAACAGGGCAGCCCTCTATGACAAGTTACGAAAAGAAGGAAAGTCTCACCTTGAAGCAAGCTTTGAAGCCAGAGACCTGATGGATTTCTCGAACACAGGTAGCTGGGGAATGATTCAATACCTGTCACAGTGGAGTCCATTCCTTAATGCAAGATTGCAGGGTATGTATAAGTTAGGCAGAGGGGCAGTATCCCCTGCGCAGCGAGTGCAGTTCGCTACTACGGTATTTGTTTATACAATGGCTTCCCTCGGATTGTACTTAACGCACAAGGATGACGAGGAATTCAAGGAACGTGAAGAGTGGGACCGAGATACATATCACTGGTTTAAGGTTCCGGGGTTTGATACGGCAGTAAGAATCCCGAAAGCATTTGAGGTGGGTACGATTACGACGATGGTCGAGCGTATGGCTGAACAGATGATAGACGAAGAAGCCACCGGGAAACTGTTCCGTGAGCGTATGCTCTTTGCTCTGACAAACACACTGGCTATGGATGTCAGGCCCCAGATGCTCCGCCCGATCATAGACATCTACTCGAACAAGAATCCTTTTACTGGGAGAGATATCGAGTCGAAGAAGATGGAAGGGTTGAACATAGAAGAAAAGAGAAACGCATACACTTCAGAGACAGCTACGCTTCTCTCTCGAATGAATGCAGATACGATAGGGTGGGATGCGGTGAACTTGTCCCCAGTACAGATAGAGTATGCAGTGCAGGGATTTGGGGCATGGATCGGGGCGAGCGTCTTCGCTGCAACCGACAGTATCATACGTATGGCAGAAGGCAAGGAAGCCCCAGGAGAAGGACTTAAGTCCATCCCAGTGATAGGGATAGGGGCTGCGGTGTTAGAGCCGTCTGTACGTAGGTTTGCCGTTGATCTGAGTAGACCTAGAAGGAACACCAAGTACACCACTCAGTTCTATGAGCAAATGAAGGAGATGAATCAGACCTTCAGCAGTATTCGTGAGCTGAGACAACTAGGTGATATGGATCGTGCAATGGATAAAGAGAAGGAAGAAAGAGTCCTGCTCAGATACAGGACTAGCTACAACAAGTTACAGAGACGAATCTCTAAACTCAGAACTCAGATGCAGAGGATTGCAAATGACCCGAAGATGGATGGGGATCTCAAGCAAATGAGGATTGACAGAATTCAGGCACAGATCAATGCCAACATCAAAGTCCTTCAGAGAAGGACGAACATTCAGCTACGTGAGGCGAGCTGAAGAACTTTCTATAATGTATGAAAATCCTGATTGTATTATTAGTGGCTTTAATGGTTTCCTGCACTCAATTTTCAGGGGATCACCCTTTCGTGAAGCTACGTCAGATGTGGTATTCGTGCATGCTCTCTATAAAAAACACAGCACCCTGGGTTCCCCCACCTGTAGCAATTGTACACTGCGACTGTATGATTGATTCAGCTAGAGAAAAATTCAAGTCTTCTGATTATGAGAAGATGAAACATATGGATCAGGAATTCAGTCAAATCAGCCAAAAGTGCTTCAATAAACGGGTAGCAGAAATACCCACTACCCGCCTTGATTAGATCAAGTCTCTTCTGGGAGCTCCACGTTTCTGCGTAAACTTCTGCGCTTCTTCTTCATCATACTCCCGAGCATGGCAGTACGAGCCATAGCGTCCGAATGTTGCTTCCTCTGCTCATCATCCAAGACCTGTATGTCTGTGTGTTGCAGACGAGTAGCTGATCGATCCAAAGCTTTCTTAAGCTCTGAGTGCATCTGATGCTCAGCTACAGAAGCCTGATACTGAGGTTCAACATAGGTGTACCCGACTCCACGTTTGGCTATCAAGAGAATCTTGTGATCTGTCAACAACATCTCTTTGAAGTTCTCAATCATGGTCAGGTATATCAGTTGAGTCTGCTGATACTTCTGCGTGGTTGTCTCTGGGGTAGGCATCTCTAACCCAAAGTTTTCATACAACCATTCTTTGGTTACGACATCTCCAGGTTCAAACCCTTCCTCGATGAAACTCTGTACTGCCTGTTTCCATTGAGGAAACAGAATAATAGATTCGTCTTCCATAATTTCCTTAGTTAAGTGTTATCCGTTACGCTCACTGCCTGTTCATTCAGTTCGTATCCGCTACTGTCTACTCCAATCCATTCAATAAGTTGAACCGTTCCGTTTCATTCAGATCCTCTCACATCATTTCCAAATCCACTCCTGTCAACTTCCGCTCGCCTCCACTCACCTCCAGTCCGTTTCTATTAAGAAGGTAAACCCATTCCGTTCCCATCTGGTCAATTAAGTTCCAATCAGGTCTGGTCCCATCAAATCCCTATCCTTTCCGGTCCATTTAAAAAGTTAAATTAATCCGTTCCCATCCTCTCTTTTCAATTCATCTGTTCTCCCGTCCAATCCAATCCCCTTAACAAGTTGTTATATCCTTTACTCTCCGCTGACCTCTGTTCTAGTCAATTCCTCTCGGGTCCGATCTGTTTAATAAGTTAACCAAATCCTTTCAGCTACGGTCCGTTCCAGTCATGAATGCTCCTTTGACTTCCCATCCAGTCAAGTCTTCTCGAATCAAGTCTTCTCCATTCTTCTGTGTTGCACTCCGCTTAATAAGTTGAACAACCAATCCGATCCACTACGATCCACTGATTTTCGGTTCAGTCCCCTGTAATCCCCTGCTATGATTTGCACTCGCCTCCAGTCCGTTCAAATCTGCTCATTTCCAATTAACAAGATAGACCGTTCTAATCCGCTACGCTCTCCTGTACTCTAATCAAATCATCTCCTGTCTTGTCAGATAGATATCTTCTCCAGTGATATCCGCTCCATTTAATAAACCAACCAACCAATCCGGTCCGCTCAGTTATGTTCCCATCAGATCTGCTGATTTCATTTCAATTCTGATCCGCTTAAAAATTTAAACCATTCCGTTACGTTTGAATCAGCTCACATCCTCTCGCTTCTACTCCTCATCCAGTCATTTCTGGTGTGGTCCAGTCCAGTTAAACAACCTCGACAGAGAAACGACCATAAGAGTTCATGCGGTTCTCGCACAACCCTTCGATCTCCCCGCATAGCTCAAGGATCTCTATCACCTCAGACATGTTGATGATCTGTTCGTTAACAGTGAGCGTGAAAGTAATCGACCAGTCGTGAAAGATAGGACGACAAGTCATCACCTTACTGTTCTTCACGTTCACCGATCTCACATCCTTGAACTTATCGTTAGCCCATAAGCCTTCGATATCTTTTGGTCCATCATATTCTATTGCCACCTCGGGTTGGGCTATTTGTACACCACGTTGAATGTGCTTGCCTCGCTTTGAAAGCTTAGCCCCTGAACGGATCATTGCTCTCAATGCATACCCAGGCATGACAGGTTTCTCCCCGTCATAGTAGAGTCCACCTTCCCACTTCAGACGATAGATCATCTCATGATCCTCATCCGTCTTGGTTCTCTTCCCAGTGTACTGTTTCAACTCCTTGGACAGTGGGTCCAGGGGGTTGGCGAGTCTGTCACTCTGCACCATTAAGGGACTGATCCCTGTCAGCTTTACTTGCTTACGTTCCATAGTGTTCCTATATGAATGTTGTAATGCCCCCGAAATGGGGGCGATTAATTAGACAACTTCTCGCTGTCTCTTGGGTTGGTAGTCAGCATTATCTGGACTACCCTGATAGCCTTGGGATTCCCTAGGCTTCTGCTCTGGAAAGATGTCTACAACCCTGAAGGTCACATAGTTATTCTTCTTTGTGTACCTACAATGGACATGAACAACATCCCCCTTACTAAGATTAAGAATAGCCTTACCCTTACCAGTACCCTCTTTGGTATCCATGTACTCACAATCAGCCCATGTTGTTTCGGATGACCATTCTTGTGTATCTGGGTTTCGCCTCGGCATGTCGATGGCTACCCCAAACTTGATTGCATTCCCCCATTCTAACGGCTTGAGTTCAGGGTCCTGACCCAACCGTCCTGAGAAAATACATAGGTTTTGACAAAACATATCATTACTCCTGTATAGATTGTTAAGCCCTAAAAAGCCCAAGAGAAACGACCCTTGGGCTTAATAGGAACATAAATGAAATATGTCCTCACACAACGGAGAGTAGGCTATGAAGAAAACCTAACCTCAAGGGGCTGAGGAAATCATCTAAACCCAGCCCCTTTTTAAGAGGAAATATATGAGAACATTGTGGTGGTTATGTTTTACGTGCCACTCCCACTAGGCAACGGACCAAACAGATCATCGATACTGATCGAGAAATACTTAGATAGTTTTCTAGCGTTTTGCGTACTCGGAACCCTCGCTCCGGAACGCCACAGGGTTACGGTTACTTCTTTAACCCCAATTTTATGAGAGAGACTTTTCACCGTGATGTCTTCCCCGAACATCAGGGCAACAAGTTGCTTCTGAAAATGAGTCTTCTGTTTCCTAGTTGACTGACTCATCCTTTGGTCTGAAAGCGACTCGTCCGTCCTCGTCTTCAAATTCCTCGACCTCTGTAAGTGTAAAGTAGGTTCCATACAAATTAGCCTGACCGAAATTAGCGATTGCTGTCTCTTTGTTGAACCCTTTAACGACAACCCCGATCATGTATAACTTCTCCTTCCCATCGTCAGGAAGAATCACATTAAAAGCAGGATCTTTAGTTCCGTATATTCTCTGAGACATGATTGTGTACACGTATATAAGTACAAAAGTAATCATTAGTGTAACATAATCTATACTTTCGTCAAGCATTTTATTCCTTAGATTCTTGCGTGGATCTCTGAGACTATGAACCCCACCTTTTGAGATCCTTTAAATTTTGTATTACCCGCATCCCACAGAATGGATTCAAGCACATCAGCTCTAAACCTCACCTTCTTCCATATATTAACCAAGTGTCTCATTGAACTTTCACGTGCTCCGTACTCCCTCATCCAGTACATAAACATGTATTTAGGGACATGATTTCTTGTTGATAACCAGTCCTCAAAAGTAATATCTTCTTGAGCACCCATTGTATTTACTTTCTAAGCTCCCCAAATAAAGTGTAGTCTTGAACAAAGGCCATCTTAGCTGTCCCAGTAGCACCGAATCTATTCTTGGCTATCTGAACCTCAGCCGTTCCTTTATCCCTACTATCGTAATCGTAGTATTCATCTCGGTATAAGAGAAAGATCCTGCTTGCAGCTTCTTCGATCTTGCCTGACTCAGAAAGATCAGAGATTGCAGGTCTCTTGCTTGTTCTCCCCTCAACTCCTCGGTTGATCTGCGAGAGAAGCATGATGTTAATCCTCATTCTCTTACATAGCTCAGCAAGATCGTCAACCACTTCACCCACCTCAAGGTAGCGAGCATCCCTGGTTGGGACTTTGATTCGCTGAACGTAGTCAACTACCACAAACTTGACACCAAACCTTCTAACGTGTGACCGGATCGAAGCGATTACCTCGAAGAGTGATCGACTTCTATCATCGATGTACAAGGGCAAATCGGATAGCTCTTCGGCTGACCTCTCGAACTTAACCCAATCTTCCGTGGTCATTTCATTGTTAGCGATGTTGCCCTCTTTTATCAGGCATCTCCCAGCAATTATCTTCCTGATGATTTGCAACCGTGGCATCTCGATACTCACCATTAAAGAAGGGATATCAGCCTTGGCTATGTTATAAAGCATGGAAGTCCCGAAGCTTGTCTTACCCATACCAGTTCTCCCGGCTATGATATCAAGCTGTCCTAGTTGAAGCCCCCCATCAAGGTATCTATCTATACTAGGCCAATCTGTAGGGATTCGTTTATGTCTTGAACCACCTGTCTGCATCTCACTGAGTTGTTCAATGAGACCGTCACTAAACTTAGTGGCTTGGAATGTACTGGTACGCTCCATCACACCATCAAGTTGTTTCTGAGTGAGGTGTATAACTTCCTCACTGCTCATCCCCCCTAAAACTGCTTCCTGTATAGCTTCCCCTACCCCCATAAGTCTACGTGATTCAGCATTCTCTCTTACAGAGATGGCGTGTTGCTCTAATAGCTCTGGTATCGGGGGAGCACCCAAGGCCATAGTCTCAATATAATCCTGAGACATGTCATTAGGTTGTTTCTTTATCTTTTTCCACAAGGTAACAGGACTGATAAGAACACCTGAGCTACTTAGATTCAGACATTCCTTGAATAGAATGCTGTGTCCTGCGTGGAAGAAGTCCCCCTCTTTAACAATAGATCTAACGGTATCTAAATATTCTGGCCTAATGATTACTGCTGATAGTAGACGTTTCTCCTCGTCCACTATCTCTTGAAGTCTGGGGTCCATCCTCTATGCTCCATTCAATTTCATTTTCATACTGTGAATATAGTGTTGACCTTGGCTCTTTAGTATTAACAGCTAACTTGTAAGCGTTCATGAAAGCATCACGGAACTTACGGTCCCCCATTCGGTCAAGAGCCTGACCGATCACTCGATCTGTCCCCTTCAATCTCAAGAGAGCTTCCCCCATCCAGGGGTCTCCCTCAATCCTAATGCACACACCACCTTCCATAATATTCCCAAGCACAGGGGAATTGAGCAGTCTCCATAGAGCTACTCCTGGTGACTTGTTATCCTGATACTCTTCTGCATTGAACCGTTCCTTCGATGGTTCCCAGAATGTAGAGCCGTGCTTCTTAAAAGTGTTGGTTGCTTCACACTTAGCAACATAGTTGACAGTCCCTGTCATGACTGTACTCCTGCCGAACTTATTGACAGCCTTCAACCAGTTGACATAAGCCTGTCCCTTCTCACCTACCTTACTCGCATCCGCCCCGCGATAGATGCTCCAGTCTTCTTCAAACTCTTTCGGGTATGTACCTCTGGTATGGGAGACCTCCCTTTCTTGCCCATCCTTAATGAACAAGTCATGGCTGAGATTCAGTATCATCTTCGATACATTGATCTTCTGATTGCCTGACTTGCTCAGAACCTTGCTAGTCTTGACGGTGATCAACCCAAGTTCTTCATACCCCTTAAGCCTAGTCCTGAACTCCTGTCTTGTCATCGAGCAAACCTCTGCCGATTTAGTCATGGTAGAATGAACATGACCAAACTCATCAGAGACAAGAATGAAATGAAAAAGTGGGTTCTTATAGACTATATGTTTGTAGTACGGGTGATTAGATTTTATAGAAGAATCAAGTATAAGATTTGATTTAACCTTCTTTTCTTTCATTACCTTACCCACTCATGTAGGGATCTTCCATGTCAGCATATTGATCTTGATTAATTGAGGGTGGTGATTTCTCACCGCTATCCTCTCTCGATTTATTCTTCGCATCCCCAATCATATTCAAGGCTTTATCCTTGGCTGTCTTGGGTTCAGGATCTCTACCAACATGTTCCTGAGAAAACCAGGCATCTATCGTACCCTGCGATGTCTTGACTAGGGTACTGTACTTCTCCCAATCAGAGTCAGAGATCTTAGGTTTCTTCGCCTTAACATCAGCGTTCATGGCTTCTCTTAATTTCTCAAGGTCAGCACCATACACATCCAATGTCTCTTTCGTGAGCCCACCTTTCGCTACGGCATCCTTCTGATTCTGAAGGCATCGATCATACAAAGCAGCAACGTCCCCGCCCTGCCTCTTCATGTTTTCTATTCGTGCTTTCTGTTCGGGATTTGGTGGCCCACCTTCACCAGTGGTTTCCAAGTGAGAATCATTCTCAACATCTTCTCGTGGGTCATATCCATCAATGGATTGCCCTTGGACCGGGATCTCATACTTGTAGAAGAGAGCATTCTTGTATGCGTAGCTACAGAACTTACCACTGGACTTATCACTGTTATCCATCCCTTCCCCAGGGGCAACGAACTGACTGTATTGTTCTGGCTTGTCAACATTAATGATCCTATATGTACAGGTTCCTGTCATGTGGTAGCCCTTACCGTTCGCACCAGTTTTAGTGTCGAGCCCTTCAATCCCGACCCACTCGATATCAAGTCTGTACTTACAGTGAAGTGCTGAGACTGTACCGAGTACATCCTCAACTCCCCTGAACTTGTACCCTTGATGCTTCTGGACTTTCGTCTTGCTGATCCCCTGCTCACAAAGTTCTGACTTAACACAGAGGATTCTCTGATGAACATTCATCCCCATAATTTCATCTAACGTGTGTTCATGCATACTCTACCTTGGTATAAGTTTTTAATACGTTATAATCCTGCGCCAACTCAGGATTGTCTTTTTTGAATTGAGTTGAATCGAATCGAGTTGATGTGACTTGCTTCACAGACATGACAGGGTTGCCTTCGTACTGATATCCCTCATGCTCGCCAAGCTTCGAGAGAAGGGAGTTCTCTATCTCCTTGATGGAATTCTGTTCTGTCTTGATCTGATCCTTCTTGATCTTGATCTTGTCAATCATCTCCATGATCTCCTCATCCGCTAAAGCCATCCCACCGGAACGGTCCCTGTTCCTCAGAACCTTAGAGGTGGCATCACTGCCATCGGTGGGTGGCTGTCCCCCCTGATGAAAGATCTCTCTCATTCTTATGAGATGATCCCTCAATTCAGAGATAAACTCATCGTCCCTCTTAACCACGTACCAGTTCATGTAATAGGGGACGTCTGACATTACATCATCAACACTCTCCCCAGCATTGATTGCATCGACCGCCATTGGGAGAGTGGACGGGTCTTTGATGATAAGGACAGGGTTGATACAACCATCCAGCTCATCAACAAGCATCTGGTGTTGCATCTGAATATAGTATTGAGCCACTGTGTCTTCCGAGCCTGACACACCAAGTTCCTTACGAATCTGCCAGTTCGATGTTGACTTGGTCTCCATAGCCCAGCGACCAGGATAGATATCATTCTCGACCAAATGAAAATCCTTGTTGCAACAGATCCATGAGTGTTGCTTGTTCCCCAACATGTATGGGTCATTGAACACATCAACCTCGATCATCTCTGATGCGTAGTTGCCAATCCAGTCCTCGATGAGTCTCCCGAATACAATCTTGTCCCATGATTTTGAATGACTGAGATCCCTTGGTTGCTCCTGTCTCATCTCTTCAAAGACTTGCGTAGCAGAAGAGTAAACCCCAAGTAGAGCAGGACTTTGGGAAGCAGAGAAGTAACCCATTCTTGAATACTTCTGTTTCATCTCAGAGAACTCTTCAGGTTTCATGTCCTGAGTGTTAGCTAGGATCTCCCCCTTTGGGGTGAAATCTTTAGGCGTGGGTATCAGCATTCAATCCCTCTTCAGCAAGTTTGTTAACTGTTTCCTGAGTCACCCTTGCGGATGATCCCAACTTAACCACAGGGATCTTCCCCTGATGCACCCAATTCCTTATAGTCTGTTCAGCGAGACCCAAGATCTCAGCCACTTCCTTATACTTGTATAACCTATCCATGTTCTTTCCTGATATGATAAGTTGAACAATCAACCAATGTTAAAGTGCTTCACATCACTTCAATTCATATCATATCACATCATTCATCAACTGTCAAGTACAAAAGTAAACATTTATTTAGTATCAGATTTGAGTAGGATCTGGGATCACACCAAGATTAATAGCGTTCAGATCCGCATCTGATACATAGCAGACCTTACCCTTGTCCGTCTTACTTCCTGGGTGTTGACAGATCCTGTTCATCCCTTTATTTACAGGGGGATTGTTTCGTTTCTGCTTCCTTAGATTAGGTAATCTTTTTGGGGAAGCCCTCATCTTTTTCATGTGATCCGATGTATGCTTAAACTCTTTCTGCAAACACCCACAACTTTTGATTTCTAATCTCTGAACGTGATGAAGTCTTATTTTCTTGTAGTTCCCACAGTCACACCTGAACAGCATAACTTTTCGGTATCCCTCATCTCTATGCGAGAACTTAACTATTGTAAGACGAGTCCCTTCGATCTTCCCAGTGACTTGTTGTGAACTAGCCATAGACCTCAAGGTACTGATTCGTGTTCTCCATCAGCTCGCACAACTGCAACTCTTCTATGTCTTCACTAGGTAAATTGTTTGAGAGGGCTATGACTGCACTATGAAGTCGCTTGATTAAATCAAAAGACTCACGCTCATACTCATGTGAGAGTTGGTTCTGTAACTCTACCATCTCTGATACTGATATCTTCATCGATAGTCTCCCTTGCTATTTCAAAATCTCTTGGGGCATGGAATAGAATACGAGGTGATCTGCCCCCAGACACCAACCTCATGACAACATCAAGTCCGTCCGGACCTGTTATTCTGATTTGATTATTTTTTTTCAGGCTAAGAACTAGCCCCCCAAGATTCCCCATTCTTGATCTCCACATGAACTGGGTCTAACGAATAAACAAATGTGCCGTTGTCTACCACGATCACTCCGTTGGGGTACTGACGGCACGGTTTAACCACTTCTTTAACTCTCCCACTGACTCGTTCACAGATACCGTTGAATTCCAACTCGAACCTCACTTTCTTCCCGATCATACGCATCCTTTAATATGAATATGGGGGCATGGTTTTG